TTGTGTTCCCTCTGCTTTCATACCAGAGTTTCCATCTGTCCAGACTCCATCTTCACTTCTAGATTTACGAACTACCTTTTTTCTTTCTGCACCAGACACTTGACCAAAACTTAGTTTATCAATACCGATTGCTTCTTTTGACTTCTTACCTTGATCTCTGAAATCTGGATTCGTATCTGGATATTTTGCATCATTACCCTCTATCCTACAACCATCAATATTGATTGCACCAGTTCCATGTTTCAATACATTATCTACAATAGAACTTTCTGATAAAGGTTTTCTTGCCATCACTATAGGTTCGTGTGCTGGTTTCAATGCAGTTCCCCAGCCTTCCCATTCAGAGTCACCTTTTGTAACTTCAACTTCTCCAGACTTAGAACCTCTTTTAAAATTGTTACCTTGCATACCTACGTTAGTAATTTTTGTACCTAAAACTTCTCTATCATTACCTTGTTTCTTATCTATTGCTTTTCCCATATTCTGACTTTTAGGAAAACCACTTCCATATAACCACATCATCTGGTCACGAATCTCAAACCCAGCATCTTCGATTGCAACTGCCATTCTGTGATAATTACGAGAAGCAGAAAATGCAAGTAGATGACCACCTGGCTTCAATAGTTTTAATGCAAGTTCCCAAGTTTCTGGTCTAAATGCAATATCTCCACCATCCCACTCTTTACCCATAAAACCTTTTGATGCTCTTGCATATGCACCATCTGTTCCAAACTGTGCTGGTGCAGAATCTTCTTTACCAAATCGTTTTACAATAGATGTCAAGTGATATGGTGGGTCAGTAACAACTGAATCCACTTGTACACCATCATCAATTAGTTTCTGCATTTCTTCAATGCAATCTCCGTTAAGTAGCAACATGACTAAAATTCCTTATCTTTTCAAACTTGATGGTTTCTCTAAACTTGTCAGCAAGAGCATCTTGTTTATGACTTATTACAAATACATTTTCTCCACTCAATGTATTCAATATCTTTAGGAACTCATCAGTTCCAGTACCATCTAATGAACTATCAAATATTTCATCTAACATAAGTAGATTTGTATTTGTAGAGTTTTTCATTTTAGCGATGGCTCTCCATGTAAAGAGTAATGCAAGGTCTATTCGCATTTTCTCTCCCTCACTAAATGATGCATAAGAAAACTCATCACGATATCGTGACTTGATTGTTTCCTCAAAGTTTTCATCAAGAGTGAAGTTCACATAAAATTCCATAGAAGTTAGATACTTGTTTATCAACTTATTCATAATGGGTAGATATTGTTTAATAATCTTAGTTTTGATTCCAGTATCCATCAACATACTTCTTGCAGCTTCATAGTATATCTTATCTTCTTTTAATTTAGTTTTTTGTTTAGATACATTTTCTAATTGTTCTTTTAAATCTTTTAGTTTATCAGTATCATTTTCTTCTTTACTATCTGTTTTATATCCATTGATTTCAGTTTGTAGTTTTACATTAAACTTTTCTAGTTCTAAAATAGATGTATTAGTTTGGGCAATCAAAACTTCGTTATCTCTTATCTGTTTTGCAATTGCTTTGAATCCTATTAACTTAACATCTACTTTAGACATTTCATCTGTAAGTTTCAGTAAACCCTCGTCAAGTAGTTTTACTGATGTTTGATTTTGTTTTATTTTTTTCTCTTTAAAATTAAAACTAATAAGTTGTTCACAAGTAGGACACTCATCATTTTCTTCATAAAAAGTAATCATTTTACTTTCACGACTATGTTTGTCTTTTAATTTAAAATGAACATCTTTGAGTTTATCTCTTTTAGTAACGACTTTATTCTCACCAGCCATATTTTTTAGTAAGTCATCATTTTCATATTGTAATAAGTCTTCTTTCACTTTTCTTTTTTCTAACTCTATTTTATTTTCTTTAATTTGTTTTTCTTTTTGTTCAATAATTTTATCTTTGTTTTCTTTCATACCTTTGATATGAGTTTCTTGCATACTAATTTTCGATTCCACCAAATCATATTGATGTTCAATATCACGAATATCTTCTAGCACAGTTTTTAACCTCTGTTTTAAAATAAGATTCATGGTAGAAAAGATTTTTATATCTAGTATTTCTTCTACAACTTCTCGTCTATGTCTTGCTTTAAGTTGCATGAATGGAGCCCATGATGCACTACCAAGTATGACAACTTGTGTAAAAGAACTATAATTTAGTTTTAGTATTTGTTGTTCTAGTATCTTTTGATAATCACGAACATTGGCTTCAAGGTTCATCATTTTACCATTCTGATAAATCTCAAACTTATTAGGTTTAATACCACGAATTACTTTGTATTCTACTGTACCAATAGAGAACTCAATCTCTACCATAGTTGCAGCATTATTAATAGAGTTTACTAATTGACTCTTACTAATAGTACGAAATGGTTTACCAAACAAACCAAAACAAAGTGCATCTAATACAGTAGATTTACCAGCACCATTCTCACCAATAATAAGAGTAGTAGGGTTTTTATCTAGTTGTATTTCTGTAGGTTGATTTCCAGTTGAAAGAAAGTTCTTCCATCTCACATACTTAAAATTAATCATATTTCTAAATCTTGGGCCTCTGTGTATAGTTCTCGTTGTGTATTCTTTAATCTACTTTTATCTAGGGTAACATCTAGTTCATCTATGTACATATTTAAAAGAGTTAAAGTATCTTGTGTGTTCTCTACAATATCATCTGATACTGTATTTGCATCTAAGTCAGAAAAGTCCTCTATGATTTTTACTTCGTGTGAATCTGCTTTAAGTAATCTATCAATGAATTGGTCAAACTGATACAAGTCTTTTTTGTTTACCACAATTACCTTAACATAGTTATCTCTGTATTGTTCTAGGTCATGTGACTTATAATCGTTTTGAGTGTCATCATAATATATCTTCTTGTGAATAGTTCTAGGATTGATTATTCTATCCAAGCTCCTACTCTCTGTATCGAGTACATGGAATCCCTTTCTATCTTCGCAATCATTCCAATAAAACTCATATGGACTGCCCAAGTAATAGATGTGACCATCATCTGATTTGTGATGGAAATGCCCACTAAAAACTGTGTCAAATTTTGTAAAAATAGATTTATCAATTCCATGTTCGTTCTTCATACCCTTTATCATTTCAAAACCAGCAATCTCTAAATGACCCATACAAATCTCTGCTTTAGAGTCTTGTATTGCAGTCATTGTAGATGCATAGTTTGATGCATTAATCCAAGGCAGAAACAAAACATTTAAATCATCAAATGTAACTTCTGCAGCTTCTGGATAGATTTTTATATTTGAATATCTGTCACCAAGTAATTCAGTAACAGCATTTACTTCGTTTGTATTTTTGAAATAGGTATCGTGATTACCAACCATAACATAAAGTTCAACTCCTAGTTCGGCAAACCTTTGTATAAATCGTTCACGAAAATCTTTTGCAATTCTATAGGATAAGAATTTACGTCTATCCATAATATCTCCCATATGAATACAATATTTGATATTATTTTCTTTTAGATATGGGAAGAATTGTTCTTCGTAAAATTTGAAGAAGTATTCGTTAAAGTTCATGTTATCGTTTCTGGCACCAAAGTGTGTGTCAGTAATTATCGCAATTTTCAATCGTCAGTTTCCATAAAATTTTCTAAACCCTTTGGGTTATCTTTTGTGTCTTTTTTCTTTGGTTTGTATACAGCCTCATCTGGCACCATAATAGTAGGATCAAATCCACCAACATTATAGTTTGTACTATCGCCTTCCATTGTTATGTAAGGAACATAATCTTGTTTCTCAATCATTCTATGTTTAACATGAGTTTGTTTCTTTTCCTTTTGTATTCTACGAATAAATGCATAGTATATTATTTGTGTAAAATATGAAAATGGATTCTTGGATTTCTCTGGATTAAAATTTTTAATATATTGTAAACAGTTTTCAATACCATCTGAAATCATTTCTTGTCTGTATGTATAGTTAATGAAGTTCGGTCTATATGAAAGTCCATTCGCAATCTTCAGAAAACATGAGCCGATATAGTTTGTAATCTGGGGAGTTTCTTCTCCAGCTTCTTCTGCATCTTTACACTTTTCTTTCCAATCAATCATGGCTTGATGAAACTTCTTGTTGTCCACATAGTGGGCGCCTTTTGCTTTTGCCATTAGTAATTCCTTTTCAATCTATGTACCTATTATAGTATGATTGAACAATTTTGTCAAGGTTTTATGACAATAAATTATTAAAGAGATGAGTGGGGAAATTTTGCCATTTCCATAACATCTGCGTGATTAAACCAACCAGTAGCAATATACTTTTCATAGTTTGAAATTTTACTTCTATGAGTATGTGTAAAGTCTGTTGGCCATATTAAAGATATACCTTTTTTTGCTTTTATTCTTAACTCTGGATAATATGCAAACTCTGTTCCACCACCATCTAGAACATCATTAAGATATGTCATAAAAACTAATGACCTTTGGACACTTTGAGCTTGCATCCTTTCATTATGCCATTCTTTAAAACCACCTTTTGGTGGATAATACTGAATATTGAATGGTGTAGAAATCAAAGTCATTTGATTAAAGTGTTCATATTTTTTTCTATATGCTTGTAAACCTTCAAACATACAATTCAAATAATTTCTTACTGCTAAATTTTTACTGTTAGGATAACAGTAAACGTCTATACCTTCTTTTACTTCTTTTGGCCAAAGTCTATCTGTATTGTGTTTGTCATCTTTGTTATTTTTGTAATATTCTATGAGGTCATCACAAATTTTATCTGGCACTTGAAAGTATAATATAAAATTTTCCATAATAATTCCTTTTTCACTTGACAATTATATAAAATCGTGTATAATCACTATTGTGACTCATCAGATTAATGTATTGTTTTCTTAGTATTAAAGTTATCTAGTATTGCCTT